TGCCTTTCGGCTTCCTACTCTTTCGAGTAGACCCAGGTTGGTTACAACCATCGACGGGTTACCGTCATCTCCCTTCAGGGATTAGGCTTTCAAGCCATAACCTTCTGAGGTGAGCGTCGCCGTACCCAGTATCTCCTGAGGAAATACTGGAACCGGGACCATCCAGCTCCTATTACGCTTAATTGCGTAACCTGTGATTACCCTCGTATCCTCAATAGCAGATTTACTGCCGTTGGGGGCTCGAAGGCTCCATCGCAATAAAGACTTCCAATCTCTCCATCCGACAAAATATCGGAATGATTGATCAGAAGACAGTGGCTCAGGTTCACTAAGTGAAGCACATAGCCTACCGTACTGCTCCCACGTGTCGAAGAATATCTTCTTAACGCTAATGGGGCGCAGTTCTTTGCGAGGACAGTCTCCCGTTACAAGCGAATAGCCTGTATCAAGATTCTGACCGCCATAAAACATAGTGGGAATATACCTGCTGTACTCCAACCACACCTCATAGAGGCGCGGGTCGGATACACCGGATACAACTCCCCATGCTCGAAGTCTATTCAGAACAAGCATTAGCCGTTCGGAATTGACAATGGGCTGTTTTATGTAAAATGGGGTAACATCAGTGCCTCTATAATAATGTTTTCCACATGATTCACGAAAATAACCTGTGTAGAAGCTTTTCTCAGTATTAAGAGAGAAGCCGACTGCAGAGAGTATATCATGAAGAAGCGGGAACACATTAGTGGGGATGATTATATCATCCCCATAGATGCCGATGTTTTCACAGGGACTATTTAAGTATAGAGTGCAGCTTTTCGCCAGAGCCCAAAATAATAAGGACTCAAGTTCGAAGGTGAACCCGTTACCCATAGTGGAGAATAATTCGTGTTTCCACGACTCCTGAGGATTTCCCTTACGGGATATCCTTTTAGAACGGAGTAAATCGAGGTATGAATATAACTCAGGTGGTAGCAAATCCCAGACCAGTCGGTCCGAGATGCTATCACTCGCAGAAGAAAGGTCTATCGTTGCAAGAGAGCCATCGAGGCTTCCTAGCTGAGCTAGACGATTATTCCGGGTTTGATCATTAAGATCAATACCAACAGTACGGAGGCGGTTTCTGATAAACAGACCGGCTCCACGCTGAAAGTACATATTCATGCAGGGCTCCTTACAAGCAGCCCTATCGATTAAATTATTCTTAGGAACTGTAAACAATCCGTTACCGTCAACGATAGTGAACCAGTTGGTTTCACTGCCGAAGCGGCGCGTAAGGACCTCCTCCCAGCTTACAGACTGTTTCACAACAGCTATAGCTAAAGGGAGGGCCTCACGCGTAACGGTTGCCTTTCCAGCGAACTTCTTATAAGGCGCGCCATCCTGGCGCTTGAACCCTTGTGAGGCCCCGTTGGAAAATCCGACACCTTGTAAGCATTTGTACTCGTAACCGCACAATAAGTTACCGATAAGGTTCTTCGCAGTAAACAAAATACTTGCGAGGATGGAGGGATCGATATGATCCCTATAACCAAACTCATTGATGTGGGAACAAGTGTCATTCGCGCGTTTTAGTTTAGCTATTGCTAAAGTTCGACGCGTCTCAGCATCAACCCCCCCAGATAATGCGGGGTGCTTACTAAGTAGCGAGCTACTTAGATAGGCTAAGGCACAAAAGTCATCAGAATGCGGATCAGGTG